CGAGCAGTCGCGGCCTTATTCGCAAGGATTGCAATATTGACAGTGGGGTTGAAAAGTGCGTAATGCAGCAAATACGATATCATAACTGTAGACTTACCTGATTGCCTAGGCAGTTTACAGATGGTGAAACGATTACTATGAAAGGTTCCTACCATTTCCTTCTGGAAATCATACATCTTAAATGGAACAAGACCTTCATCAAGAGAAACAATTTTGACATAATTCTCTATAAAATACTGGGGGTTCTCCATACACTTCTGGTACTCAACAAGTTCTTTCTTTGTCCAGTTTTGTGCAACATTGGCCTTCTTGAGATTTGGATTACCAAGGTATTGATTGTCAGCCATTGATTAATTCTCTATTTTTCAGATGCTCTTCTGCAATATCATCTTTGGACTGTCCAAAATAACGAACCGCATTATGTGTTTTAATAAGTTCTTCGTTGACTGTTGATTTAATCATGACGCCATCATACTCATATTCATAAAGAAATTCACCAAGAATACGACCATATTTCCCCTTACCATCTTTTCTTGTGCGTAGAACCTGTGTTGATCCAATTGGTAGGTGGGACAAAACAAATTCCTTTGCCATCAGTCCATAAACCTTTTCTTCTTTGTCACTCGTTCTTGACTCAGGTGTGTCAACACCATAGAAACGAATCCTCTGTTTCTTTAGCCACACACCAAAACCAAGATCGATGTCCACATCAGCTGTGTCGCCATCTATTACTTTAACAATCTTACATGGATACTCATACATAATCGTCTCCCTGATCTATTTAGTATCTAACATATGTACCATCTTCATACACAATTTTATTAAGAACATAATGTCCACGGGAAGAACCTAGATATCGTGATTGTTTATTTACTGAAGGAAATGAACTTTCTTTTTGTTTTGTATTAAGATACTCTTCATTTTTATCATAATCATATATGTATTTTTTCATTGGCCATTTGTATGTTCTATAGTCACCGTTATGTCCAGCGTATGGATTAGACAAAGCCCACTTTTCAAAATAATCTGTATAGAAAAATCCGTGTTCTAAATGATACACAGATGGGTCTTTTAGAAATCTTGGTGAGATGTGTCTTGATGTCAAATCATCAATACTCCTAGCAAACCACCAAAGTAACTCCCAACATGTTTTTGGTTTGTATGGAGACATATCAATATATTTTTCTGTTGTCTTTAACATATCAGGGTCTTTCATGATATTAATCCAATCGTGGTCTTTGATTTTGAAGAACTCCTCCATAGACATTTTTGATGATATTGCGAGAAATAAATAATCTCCCCCGCCACCATTCACATTGATTGTTTGTCCGTTCCACAACTGATCATTATCATAGATATAGTCTTCGTGAGAATGCCACTGCAAATTAACTTTCTTATTGACTAACAAATCATAGAAACGTGGATTTTCTTGTACACTAGCTTTTGATAGATACACAGTAAGACTTGTATCCAATCTTTTAGTTTTCAGAAGACTTACCAATGCACATGTACTGTCTATACCACCAGACCACCATAATCGTATTGGTTTACCGATATCCCACAATTCTGCAGCTCTACGATTAGTTAACTCTTCGAAGGTTGATGTAAAATTTGTTGGAATATCTATAAGAGGATTTTCTATCAAATCAAGTTTATTATCAAAACCAATTCTAAAACGAGGAGAATGTAATCCGGTCATCTGCTTGATCATCTGATACTCATCTCTTGCACTTATTTCTGGAAAGAAATTGGGATGATAATAAAGAATTTTACTCATTAATTTTCTGCCTTATTATGTCTCTCATTTTAATTCTATCAATCTTACCTGATGACAGCTCCGGTATTTCTCCTTGCCACAAATACTTTATACCTATACTCAAAGTTTCTCGTATATAATTTCTGGGGTCAGTATTATCCTCAACACATAAATACAGAACTCCATCAATTCCAATAAGACATGATTTGCCGGAACAAAGAGATTCAACTTCTATAGGATTTATATCTCGACCACCAAGAGGACCACCAAGAGATATGAGAAGTTTTGTTCTTCCTGTTATAACTAAATACCCGTCTTCATCAATTCTACCCAAGTCACCTGTATCATACCAATCGCCATCAAATTTTGTTGACATAAAATTATGCAAATAATCTCTGGATATCAATATCTCTCCATTTTCACCAACCCTTAGCATATCGATATTCACTTTACCAACAGTTGAAAGTCTCTTGTCTTGCGTATCATCAACACTGCACATTTGAGTAACAAACATCTCTCTTTGTCCGTATCGGTTCAATACCACACCAGATATTTTATCCTCTATTTTTAATGCATGTTCGTAATTTGATGGTGCCCCAGTAGTATACCAAATTCTAGGACTTAGTTTTATATTATCAATTTCAGATATCGCAGATAATATAATAGGTGTAGCTATAACAATACTTGGTTGGTGTTGACTGATGTCTAAAATGTAATTCTCTATTTTTTTATTCCGTTGCAAATTATTGTTACAATAAAGTGTAGCACCAAAAAGTAATGTCATTATTAAGGTGGTGTCACCAATGCCGTTTGTCATATGCATCGGACAAAAAACAACATCACTAGGAGTCATTTTGAAAAGCTTACCAATAATTTGTATTTGAGAAACTATTGCCGATTGTGTAGCAAAGAAGAACTTAGCTTTATCAGTTGTTCCACTACTCATTCTTATTTGATAACCATCAGGAATCGGATGGAAATTTTCTTTTAAGAATTTATCTTGTAAAGATGTCTGATATTTTGATCTGGCCTGAGGACGAGACAAAAAGGGTTTTTGGGCAAAGGCATAAGCTAAAAATTCAATGACACAATCAATACCATCAGGTAAACATATTATACCATATGGTGTATCATCAATATTTTTAGACCTTATCTTAGCCTCTTCATACAGAGAAATATATGTAATTTCTCTTCCTGTGTCAAGTTCTTTTACTGCAATATGATTTGGATTATTTTTAACAACATTTTCTATAATACTCTGTATTATAGAAACATCACCCATCTTCACTTTTACCCTTCAACATTTTTTGTAACTCAGCAGTGCTGCCAACAAACAATGCATTCGTAACACTCTTCGGTGCGTTATTGGGAACCTCTTTGAGTTTCTTCATCTTCTCTTGCAAGTCACCAAGTTTTTCGGTAACTTCTGCAACATTCTTGATTAACTGTCCAGCAACCTCGTATGCCCTTGGATGTTCACCCTCTTTCGCAAGTTCAAGGATACCCTCAATTGCATTAGAACCCTGTTCAACCAACCGATAGAAGTTTTCTCGTTGATACTTGTAGTCAGCATCAATGTCTTCACCCTCTCCTAGCTCTACTGGATAACGGGAAACATCAGACATTTTGGCGTTTGGGTTTAAAGAAACTTCTGGTGGAATAACATCCCCAACCACACCAAGTGCTTTATCGATAACATTACTCATCTTCGCCTGTCACTGAATTATAATTTTTTGCATCTTCGAAGAATGATGTCACCTCGTTGAAACCAAAATCGTCATCAGCATCAGCACTGGTTGGGTTTGGTGTAACAGTAAGTCTCTGTTGTCGTGTTGGTGATTGGTCAGGCATATCAGTGTATGCATCAACCTGTACCGTCTTGATAACCTTACTAGAAGTAACAGGACCATAGAGATAGAACTTACAAGTGAAATCTAGAGTATAGATGATCGCACGTCTTGTGGTAAAGTCACCCTGATAATCATCCTCATAAGAAATACTGTTGAGAATAACGGGAATATCTTTTTTTACACCCATATCAGAGTTATCATTCATCGTGATCGTGTAGTCTGGTTGAAAGTACGGAAGAATCTGTTCAACAATTTGTAGAGCATCATCTGATTGTTTTGCAAGAATGTAAAGTTGAAAATTGACATTGTAGGGAACAGGCATATATTGCGTGTCCAACTGTTGTGTTTTGGTTGTGTCACCCTTAACCTTTTTGAACTTCTGAACGCGATTTAGTTTCCGGCCGGGATCATAGGTGAGGCCTGTAATCTCAAAACCAATACGGGGCAACGTAACGGCAGCTGCTTTACTAAGGTCTGCATCATCGTTCAATCGAACAAGAAACTTCTGCCTTGGACCATATGCCAAAGGCACCTTCATAGTCTGCTGAACATTTCCAGCATTGTCCTTACGAACCAACTGAATGTTATTAAAAATTGTTCCGAAACCCACAACTACATTGCGTACTGTTTCGTGATAAAATTGTTGTCCTAGCATTAATCTGCACTCCCTGCATCACCAAATGGATTCGACTCACTAAAGTCCAGTACCGTATCATCCAATGTTTCAAACAACTCATTTTGAGCTGTCTTATCTGTACTCATATCACCTACTATATAGTCTTCTTGTATAAGATACTCATCCGCACCTGTTTCAAGTAGGATACTCTCACCACCAAGATCAGTTTCATCTTCACCAATAATATTATCGCTATCTGTCTCATCCAACAATAGACCACTTTCACTAGTTGCATGGCTAATCCTGATTTCCTGATTGATGGTAGTTCCAGCTGCCTGTTCAAGTGTTATCTGATAATCAGAACTTGCAAGGGACAGTGCAGATTCAATTGCGTCAATTTCTGTGATACCTGTATCAAGAGCTTCTGAACCGTAATCAAACAAACGACATTTTAATTTGTAAACAGGGTTATTATCTAACTGATGAAATGGTTCGTCGTGATCCACAAAGTTAATCTCAAATAATTTCTTGAGTGTGGGGTGATAAATCGCATCACCCTCCAGTGGCCTATCAGCATCAGTTGCATCAGTTTCATTTATAATATAAAATATCTCGCCCTCTAGTTTAGATGTCGAGAGTGTACCGGACTCCAATTGAATTGAACCAGACGATGTTGAATCTGTTCCTGCTTCTATTTGTATTTGTTTTGTCTTCTCTTGAAACCGTGTCTTACTTACAACGAAGGTTGCTTCACTAAGGTTCTGCAAACCAAACTGAGACATTAGTTCTCGTTCTCCAGCAAAACCACCTCCAGAATCTTCCATATACATTTCGATAAGAGACTGAGTGTTAAACTTGGATAGTGCGTCTTCACCAAGAACAGTGTCTTCTGCAACTAGTGTGCGGTCAAGATAATATACATCATGACCGTGAATCTGAATTGCTTCTGCAACTAAGTCAGCATATAGAGACTGCTCAGTTGCAATTGCAGATACATTACTTGTATGAAAATGTTTATTTACTGCCATGAATTATCCTATCATGTAGTTGACTGGCAACTCAAACGTGAGCTGAATTTGTTCTTCTAACTTATTAATCTCTTCCTGTGCCTGTGAATAGATAGTTTCACCATTCATAGTAACACCACCAAGCATCGCAACACCACTAAACTTGGATAGGTTTGCTCCCCACTGTTGTTTAATCAGTGCTGTCGCATATCTCTTTAGGAAGATGTCATCAAAAATGTCTGTGTAAGTTGTCGGGTCTATTTTGCGATAACATTCTGCAATGATAAAATCTTCATCAGCAACAAAGTCATTCGACCAATCACCATCAATGTAAAGACGATTCTGGTGCTGGTTAAATCGGATTGGTGTTTCTCCAACAAGAATATGTTCTAGAAGGTCTAGGTTGTCCATTGCCATCTGATACTGAATGACAGAAGTAGAAGATAGGTCATATAAGTCATTAAGACGCAACTGGTAACGAACATCAAACATGTTGGAACCACCGCCTGTGCCTGTAAACGGCCAGACCTGTATCACGGACACAACAGCAGAAGGCATTGGAATAAAATTACTACCCTCTAGAAATGTATCAGTAATAGTGCTGTCTACTGCATCAGTTCCCGTTGTGGTTATATTTTCTTTTCCACGCGCAACATCTGCTGCGGTAATCAGATGTTTAAGATACATTTTCTCAATACCATCATAATGATATTGTGCAAAATATTGAAGAGCTTCATCGATACGGTCATCTGCTTGATCATCTGATACGTTAATATCAACAACACCAGAACCTAGTGCTCGAAAACAATAATCTTTGAATGTTGATTTACTTGTGGGAACAGCCATAGAACACCCCTTTTATATATATTTATAAGATTTGTTTTATTGCGATCAAAAGATTAATTATGAGGTTTAGTGACCAGTATTTGCTGAGAGGACGATTTATACTCATTCTTATGGGTTCGATTCCATTCTGGATAACTTTTTCCTCTAAATTTTTGGCCTACATAAGCAATATGTCTTGTTTCTGGATTACTTTCTTTTGTGAAATATTTTCCATATTTTCCCTCTTTCATAATAATATCATCAAGTTCTGCCGCAGCAAACCCTTCTTTTTTCTTTTTATTATACCACTCCCAACATTTACATTTGGAGCATTTTCCACAAGGGCAGAGAGAGACTAGCTTTTGAAGCTCTTTCGGTATCAACTCCCATGTCTCCCATCTTCCTATAGGTTTATCTTTACGATTCATTAACGGCCATTCAATGGGAATATCTGTATGATCTCTAACTATAGAATAATCTACTCTAGAATAAGATTGGTTTCCTCTTCTATAAAAATTTTCAATATCAAAATTTTGATAATGCCAATTAGAAGGACTCCAATTATATGTATTATATGCAATACATATTAAATCTACATTATGCATTTCTGACAATAATGCAACATTATACCATTTAGAAATTATAGTTTGTGATTTATTATCTTCTGCATGGTCTTCAAATTCCGCAAAACCAAAATCAAAATCACGAACATTTTCTTTCAACCAATTACATATAATAGGATATCGTGCTACGTCTTGATCAGATGCATCTAGACGAAGTATTCTTGATATAATATTATCTGTGGTTTCAGTAAGGAGTTTATATAACATAAACACACTATCTGAAGAAGAGCTAGTTGCAGCAAAAATTTTCATAGTCTCTCCATTCATGAGGTTTGTTTCTATGGTTTGTAAAATGTACAAACTTTATATCTGGATGAAACTCTCCGCCCATATATATCCAATCATTCCCCGTTGCTTTATTATATCGCTCAGTCATATTGTATTGCCAAGTTCTGTTGTTTCTAAAGTCTATAACCTTATCATCAGCAATCCATCTTGCAAACCATTTATTGGGTAACGTAACGAGTTCTAGTCTTTCCCTCACGCTATCCTCTACAAAATACTGCTCGCCATTAACAGGACCAGTGGTTTGACCGTTCTCTATGTAGAACTGTTGCCAATGATGAATATCTTTCATAAACTTATCATAGATATATTTACATTCCTTTGGGTAGTACTTGAAGAATCCACCATTAATCTCATAGGTGTCAGAATCATTTCTCCACCAGCCCGGCATTGCTAGAAACTGGCCCGATTTTATGGGGTAGTCAAATACTTTTTTATAATCACCCACAAGTAAAATATCAATATCTATTACACAGATTGGTTCATCGATGTCCAACTGCATACCTAACATCTTATTCCATTGAAGGGTAACGCTTGGATGATACGGTTCACGAACCCATATAAAGTTATACTCTGGTAATTTATTTTCTAAGTATGTCTCATACTCTGGGCCATACTTATCACCGATTCGTATTGCTACGATATTCATTTGGATACCCATGCATCTATTTTTTGTTTGGTTGGTGAAGTGCCTCTATAAAAGGTTCCATTAGATGATGTCAAAACATCTCGTAATTTTTTATACGAATTGACCAATTCATCTAGAGTATAATATGCGTGTGACATGTGATAACAAAAGATATTAGTTGCGTCGAAAAATACTGTCTTACCTTGAATTTTTTCCAAAATTCTATCATAGTTTGGTGATATTAAATCCATCAACCAATACTCAATGTCATAGTCCCTTTCCATTTTTTCTTCTAATTGCCTTAAATTTTCAAAAGAACCCATACTTTTTACAGATTGTTTTGCAATAGAATCAGGAAGTACCATATCATGGTCGATCATTTTACCATAAGAGTTAATTTCTGGCAAAGACATATTCATTTCTATTATCATTTGTTTTATATCTAAATTTTCTTGACAGTAATCAAACAACACAACTTCACCGTCAAACTCTAATTGGTCTGCAAGTAGTGCAGCACGATAACCAGCTGTAGTTGAAAATATAATATCAAATTTTTCTGTAGGTAGTTCTCCAATTCCTTCTGTATTCTCTATATAAAATTGTTTTCGTATTCTTGTCATAAATCTACTAAAATAATAATCGTTCATATCTACATTGTCAAGGTCTTTCCAGTATTCAGTTTGAGTATTTCTATAATATGAAAAAGATTTCCTTGCTCTTTCAGAATGGGTAAAATTTATGACAGTAGGCATCCTCTCTACATCTGCCCATGAGGGAGTATAGTCATCGTGGAAATTATCATCTGATCTTTTAATAAGATCATATCTTTTAGACATATCAGGAGCACCAATATCTTTCCATATCGTAAGATTTAAATTCATATGTTGGTGGTGAAAAAATACTTGTTGTCCAGGCTTTGCCATTATATGAGCTTTGCAAAACTTACCGCTCTTCACAAAATCATAGAAGTCTGTTATTGGAGTAACCCGTTTTTCGGGTCCGCCCGATACCATATCAAATACCATACCAACTGATACAATCATAACATGAGTGTGATCACATTTTAAAAGAACATCATGAACTTCACTTCTATAACAAAACCGAACATCATGCCCGGTTGATGCTCCAGTATCTCCCCCTGTCACCATAAATGTTGTAGTTTGAGTTTGTTTCTCTATTCCAAAATCCCATTTTAGTTTGTCAGGATAAACTATCAGAAACAACATGTGTTTGAAGTCTTTTTTAATTTTTATATTCTTTGTTTCCTTCTCCCATAAGGAAACAAATTCATCAAAGTTATTCATAATATTTTAACCTTTTTAACATAACGATTTCCTTTACTTGTACACATTTCAAAACATATAGGAGATGACTCTTCGGGTTTTTCCACTAAATCACGCATGAATTTTTGCCATGGCTCTGCACTTATGATATCCTCTATCGTATCATTGTTATCTATATGTAACTTATCATCAAACAATGTTTTCACCTTTTTATCTTTTGGAGAACTAGCCCTATCCAACCAACAACAGGGGAGAACATAACCTGTAGCAGATACGGCAATAGGCCTACCGTTAGTTCTGTTCGAGTCTAAACACTTAGGCTGAAAATTCTGGATTTCTTGGTCTGTAGGGGTCTTGCTCATTTTTCCATCTCCCTGAGTAATTTATAACGAATTGTATATTATTGTCTTTTGCCATCTCATATGCTTCTTGAATATGATCTTCGTTATAACTGAAAACTATATATTGCCAATCAATCTGTAGTCCCTTCTTTGCACCCATTTTCATAACTTCAAATAATTTTTCACCATCTTGATTAATCCTATACATACAACTCTCTTCTGGCAAACCATCTAATCCAAATACCCATCTTGTTTTTGGATTAGTATCAAATGCTTTTTCGTACCAAGATATTGGGCGTTGTGATGCAGCAGTATGTACAGTAGAGCTCTTCTGTGCGTCCTTACACATTTTTAAAAAAGTTATAAAATTAGGATTAAATATAGGGTCAGATACTTGACCACAAAAATGAATATACCTAAAATATTTGACAATCTTTCTAAATTGGTCAACAGTCATATAACTGCCGGGAATATCTTTTTTATTTTTCCAATCTTTTCGCATACACATTGGGCACTCTAAAGCACAAAAATTAGATATATCTAAATTACATGCTCTGCGACTAAAATCAAACATCTATCTCTCTCAANACATCTTTTCCAAATTGTTTAACTAATGATTGACTCATGAGTTTTTCACGTTCCTTATTAAAACCCCCATGCATGATAAAATGAAACCTGTTCTCATTTGAACTGTTTAAGGCTTCGTGATTTACGCCGTTGTCAAACCAGAAACCCGTGCAGTTCTCAAAGGGCAACTCTTCCTTTGTGTCTGTGCGTCTCAGATAACAATTCTCTGGTTGATAGAACGCAAGATTGATTGCACCAGCAATGTTTCTAGTTCTTCCTTCTCTATCTCTTTTTTCATTGGAGTCATTATGATCTACAATAGCACCGCCCGGCTCCAATAACATAAACCGCAAACGTCTGTAGGAATTTTCTTTGTGTGGAAAATCTTCTAACCATCGCTTAGTCTCAGGTGCGACCTCTGCAACCTCAGTCCACCCCCAATCAACATCATTCTCAGATAGTCCATGACCGTCTGGATTTTTTGTGTGATACCATCCTAGTGATGGGTCAGAACCTTTCTCCACAAAACTGTGTATAGCCGCAGAACACCAACCATCTCCGTCACCGTATCTATGATCTACAAAGAACCCCTCATCATATACTGCTTGTGCTTCTTGAATACAAACCTCTGGTATCTCTATGTCAATCTTTAGATACCAAATATCATGATCTCTGCACCAATTTGTAATCTGTTTGTGACTCATTTTCCTATCACCATGAATCGTGTCATACCATTTGGTAATTTTTTTGATCCTTTATATTTTATATCTACAATATTAGCTTGTTCTGCAAGATGAAATTCATCTTTTACACAATTAATATGATCGTCATATTGATCATCATCTGAAGACTGTAAAACATAAAGAGGGTCTTGCAATTCTGGATTCCATTCATAGAATTTTGTCATAGGATACATGTGTTCGCAAGCGCAATTTATAATTATGTCAAAATCTTCTTCCAAAGATTTCATCATGATGTCTTTAATAGAACATTGATATTTATTAGAATCTTTGTATCTCTTGTTAAACTTATAACTAATTTCCTTTACATCTTGATCAATTTCAAAGTTTTTTATCCACTCTATAGATTCAAAGTTATCATATAAGAGGGGAACAATATATTGAGCAAACCACCCAGCAAGGATTGCAACCCTTTTTGGTTTGATATCTAACTTAACTAATTCTTCGACTAGCCATAATTTACTTACCAATTGAGAGGCGTTCATAGAATCTAGAACCCTTCTAGTCATATAATGATAATTTCCAGCATTCAACTCACTGGAAGCTAACATTGCATTCTTCCAATCATTTGCCAGTTCTGGTGTAAATTGTAAATTCACGTTTTGGCCCTCCGATACTATTTTTACCATAACGATTTCAACTCCTCAACATCATTAGTTTCTGCACTATTATTGAACAAGCAAATTTTATGATCCTCTCGTATCTTTCTCTTTTCCATATCTTCTGGAAAAATGTTTCCTTTATACCATGAGTAAATATCTCCTTTAGGAAATCCCTTAAAGAATCCCCCCTCTTCATTCCAACAATTATACCAATGATGGTTAAAATAATTATCTACACTAGGATATGTAAAGAAAATAACCTCAGCATTCTTGTTAATTTTTTTTACGATAGTTTCTAGTTGGCCACGATCCCAACGAATCACTGAAGAATTAATTGGGGTTGACTTATGTTTAGCAAAATTACTTTTGACTGTTATTGTATCGTTCCACCACCCTCTTACAATATATGGTTTATCCATAGGTAGTTCAAAAAAGTATTTTAAGTCTTGGTGTATGATAACATCAAGGTCTAGGAATAAAAACTTATCTCCCTTTATTCTTGGTAATATTTGGGGGTCTTCGTTTAGGGCAAACATATAACATTTACGATAGGCCCAGAAAAAATCACGGTCCTCTAAATAGTACTTGTCCCAATAGGTTGGCAACAGTACATCATAGGGTTGAGTGGGTTTGTCTGTAAGGCAATAGAAGTTGAAAGGAACTGAGCAATTATTCTCGCATTGATTCTTTAATTGTTCAACATATGTGCGGTCATATTTGTCGCCCCACTTGACACATAATATAGTATTCATAAATACCTCTTTCTAATCGTCTTCTTGTTCATATATAAATCCCTTTTCCTCATAGTGTCTATATTTCTTAAATCGGGAAAAGAAAAGTCTTGCTTTAAGTATAAATTTTTTCATACGCATTATATATCTCCTGTGATATAATTTTATGACCTTCAGCATTGGGATGAGTATCTCGATACGTATCTTCAACTGAAACCCTTAACTGATTTCTTTCTGGATCAACTTTATCTAATATATCATCAACATTATATCCACCAATCTGTTTCAGTATTGGCCAACCTATAAACTTCTTTTCGTCTATTTCATCAAATATTTTAGAATCTATCATTGCTTTCATAGCTAATCTTAAAGTATCTCTTCGGATTTTACCGATCTTTCGGTCATATTGTCGATCATCGCGAGACAAACTGGATGGCAAAGAAGTCACCGACTTTTGGTATGATAGGATGAAGCTCCGTGCGAGGGGACTTGTCCCTTGTATCATAAGATAAGGAATATCCTTTAATAGTATTTGTGCTATTAAGAAGTGTCTAAGGGATTTTATAGTTACATCATATGTATTATTATACTGTAATATACTATTCCTAGATTTTGAATCTATAGGATACTTTTCAGTTTCAGAATTGTCTCTATGTGGATGAAAGGAGTACCATGCATTTGCCGAATCTTGAAAATCCTGTCTCATCCATTCACTCCACATCAGAACTATAAGACCAATATTTTTTTCTGTTAAAACTGTATCCACAATTTTAGATAATATATATTTATTCCCTAGGCCACACTGTCCAAGATTAACACACTCCATATCAAGTTTATCAGCAAGATGTTGTGGCCAACGGGGGAAATTATGATCAAAATCTGGAGACATAGGATTGTTCAGATAATGTTCAGTAA